TTAAGTGATGCATTAAGACCTTCGGCGGATAATTAATTATGGCGGCTCTTCAACAATATTTTTATGATGCACAGATTGAGCGATTCCTAGCACAGTTTATTCGCATGCTTTCTGGATTCCAAGTTGAATACGGGCAAGACCGTGTAGGTAATACCACCCTACAGCGTGTGCCTATTTACTATGGTGATGGTAGTCGACAAGTAGCCGCTATCATTAATAACATGAGCGAAAATGCCATGCCTACTGTGCCTGCTATGACTGTGTACATCAATAATGTTACCTATGATCGAGACCGTGTACAGCAACCTGACTTCGTTGGTAAAATGAACATCCGTCAACGTTATTACAATGAAGACACACAAGAATACGAAGCACGCCAAGGCAATGCCTTTAGTATAGAAAGGCTGATGCCTGTGCCTTATACCTTAGAACTTAAATTAGATATCTGGACCAGCAACACCAAACAGAAATTGCAATTATTAGAACAGTTGATCGTGTTATTCAATCCAGCATTAGAAATACAATCAACAGACAACTACGTCGACTGGACCAGTTTGACTGCGGTGTATTTGGAAACTCCAAACTGGTCTAGTCGTAGTGTGCCGATCGGTACTGAAAATCCAATCGATGTAGCCACCCTAACGTTCAAACTGCCTGTGTGGATCAGTTCTCCGGCCAAGGTCAAGAAACTGGGTGTTATACAAAAGATCATAGCCAGCATACATGATGGTGAAGGCAATCTCAGCGAAGCTGTGTACAATGACACCAATTTAATGGGCATGCGTCAATACTTTACTCCTTTAGATTATGGTGTGCTGTTAATCGGTAACACTCTTACATTACTAAAATATTCTGAATTTGAAGATCCTCGCGACCCACCAACTGAACTAGAACCAAAACACCCAGTTACCGAAACACCAGTTAAAGTTGGAACTAGAGATGTTTGGCGTAGTCTTATCAATGTCTATGGTGTGCTAGAAAATGGTACTAGCCAGGTAAGATTATCTACTGAAGATGGTGTAACCGAAGTAGTTGGCACCGTGAGTTATCATCCTACTGATGATAGCCTATTGATATTCAATGCTGACATTGATACGTATCCGGCTAACACCTTAGATCCAATTGATGCTATCATTGATCCACGTAAGGTCACCGTAGACGCAAGTATCACCAGCCCAAGCACAAATACTAGATATCTATTATTAAATGATGTTGGTAGTTTTACCAATGCCCCTGGTACTGGTCCTAGTGCATGGCGAGGTACTAACGGCCAAGATTTGGTAGCTAATGCCAATGATATCGTACAATTCAACGGAGTGTATTGGGCAGTGGTATTTGACAGCTCTGGTGCAACCAGTGTACAATATGTAAGTAATCTAAATACCGGAACTCAATATAAATGGAATCTCAATCAGTGGGTGAAAAGCTACCAAGGCGAATACAAAAACGGACTATGGACACTGGTATTATAGAAGGTGTAGGTACATTTATCTATTGTACTTCAACTAAACGTTATTTGTTTTTACTAAGGAACAGTAGTAAATACAGCGGAACTTGGGGTGTGGTTGGTGGCAAGATCGAAGTCAATGAGCATATCTTAGAAAGTCTATTACGAGAAATTGAAGAAGAAATTGGCGGTACTATCAATGATCCCAAGATCATCCCTATAGAAAAATTTACCAGTGATAATGGTAATTTCATCTACCATACTTTTATAGCGCCTGTAGACAGCGAATTTATCCCAAAACTAAATGAAGAACATCGTGGTTATTGTTGGGTTCGTTTAGAAGATCATCCTAAACCATTACATCCCGGAGTTTGGCGTACGATTAATTTTGAGGCTGTGGCTAGTAAGATTCGAACGCTGGAAAGTATTTTATAAGTCTGCTTCTACTACCATGTCTCTGTGGCTGATCTGGCGGAAATTAGCGCAGGCCTTCCAAGAATCATGTGTTTTATATATGCCATTGGGCGTGACTAATACAAAATCTACATCATCATAGACTTGGAATAATTGTCTATAACTTTCTTCCCAATTATTACCTAGCATGTCAGAATTTTTACCTGCATATCCAGGTGTACCTGCATAGACATTGCTGTTGTAATTAGCGTCGTGGTGACCTTCACAACCTAATAGGTAGATTTTTTTATGCCCATCAAAACAGGCTATATAGGCTGCAGTTGCACCAGCATCAGCATATGGATCGCGCGGGATTAAATAAAATTTCCTAGGAAATTCTAAGCTGATATCAACGCGAGTGTAAACAATGTTATCTGTGGGATAACTAGTTTTTGATATTTCATCAGCAAGGATCCTACTAGTAACTACTAAGAAATCTGGAGTATACTCTCTGTAAAAAGCATTACACGCATAGCTCTGTAAGGTGTCTGCACCCAACAATCCGCTTTTCTTATTAAGGATATGTTGAACATTAAAAGTTAAACGACTTTCACCGTTGCCAAATACCACAGCACGATTACTGATCTGATTATTGATAACATTATTAGGCACGTGTTCTGTAGTATTGACCCATTGGCCATCTTGCAGCACACGTTCCTGGATGATATCTTCGCCTGTGTAGTCTGTTCTATACAGTTTACTAGTTAGTTTAAGCATTTATCTCGTCTTCTCTATTAAACAATATATGTTGATTGTACTTTAATATTAGCATAAGTGCTTATTCCTGGTGTGTAGAACCATCTAACCTGACCGCTGCTGATATTAGATTGGAATGTACCTAATACGCCACCTGGAGCAAGCACAGCATAGGTTGTTATTTCAACGTTAACACCGTCTTGAGCTAGTAATACTTCACCACTTTCTATGTTAGCACCATCTCTAATTTGGAACAAGTACTTGGCTGTGTGATATGCATCTGTACTAAAGCTATCAAGTTGTCGAAGGTTAGTACCGATCGCGGTAAGAGCAGTTTGATCGTAAACAATCTCACCTTGTAAGTTAATTATATCAGTTGATTGATCACCAATATTGATATTACCTGATGATCCACCCTTGACTGTTAAATTACCATTGATAACTACATCATTAGTAAATGTTGCTGTACCATTGGTACCATTAATACTCATGCGCACTGTTGGACTAGCTGCACCTGCTGTGATGTTGGCATATGGTTCTGTGCTGACATCAAATTGGTTGTATCCGCTGGCGCTGGCTATGGCACTAACTGTGGCTGTGGTGATTAACACACGTGCATCAATCACGTCACCAGGTGCTGGAGCTTCTGTGAATGTTAGTGTCGTGCCTGTCACTGAATAGGCGGTACTTGGAATCTGTACGACGCCGTTGACTGCAACTATCGTACCAGCTGTGGTAGAGGCTGTGCTTAATGTAAATACTGTTTGTACTCCATTACCATTAAAGCTATTTGTGGTGATAATTGTAAACACGCTACCTGCAGCAGTGTAGGTACCTGGACTACCTGATGCTGTACAAAATTCCAAATTGGTTGTAGTTGAGTTGAATCTCAGCATACCAACAAGGTCGACGTTGCCTGTAGACCCTGGACGCAGTGCTGTTGACCCGACTGGTACCTGTATAGCACCTGTACTGTCAAATTTTACCACACAACCATCTGTCACTGTGGTGTTACCTGTGGTACTGAACACTATGGCATTTTTGGCTGCATCGGCCACGATCAGCGCATTGTTGCCTTGGCCCTTGACTTGGAATGTTTTAGCACCCTGGGCGCTGTTGACCAATAGTCCATCACCGATGACCACGCTCTTAGTCACTGCGGCACCACCAAATGTTATTAGTGCGCCAGTGGTTAATGAAGTTGAATCTGTTGTGGCATTGGCGTACACAGTGCCAGTTGCTGCTAATGTATCTGCGTTGATCCTACTTGCTGAAATATTACCAGTTGTGTTAATTAATCCACTTGAGTTTACAGCTACCAGTGTCGTAGTACCAGTTGCATTTAATGCACCTGTGTTAACTACTGCTGCACTTACGTTTGCTGTAGTATTAATAAATCCAGTTGAGTTAACATCTACTAAAGTCGTAGTACCAGTTGCATTTAATGCTCCTGCATTGACCACTGCACCTGAGATATTACCTGTTGTATTAATAAATCCAGTCGAGTTAATCGCTCCACCATTTAATACAGCAGCACTGATATTACCAGTCGTATTGATGAATCCACTTGAATTAACAGCGGCTAGTGTCGTAGTACCGGTCGCATTTAATGCATCTGTGTTGACCACTGCGGCTGATATGTTTGCAGTTGTATTGATAAATCCAGTGGAGTTAACTGCGACTAGTGTCGTAGTACCGGTTGCGT